TCTTCTTTACTAACTGTTTCTCCATTTGCGCTATAACCTATACGTAAACCACCTTCTATACCTTCATATCCTAACTCTTCAAAAGTATAACCAAGTGTTTGAGATACTGAGGGTACTCCCGATGATGGAACGACCTTTGAAAAGTCTTCTCCATAATCTTTACTGTTTTTCTGTATCTTCTTCATAACATCTATAAAGACACTATGAGCTCTCCTCGCCGATAATTTTACGTTATAATTGTTATCGGCAACAGATGATGTACTAGTAAATATTTTAATTAAAACATCTTTAAGTTCTCCACCTTCAATCCTTGATTTAATAGAGGTTAGTTTGCTGTCATATGTCGTCTTATTATCAACAAGTCTATTGAAACCCTTATCTATTTTATCCCTAACAAGTGCATAATCAGAAGTACTACCCGTTATCCCCTCGGATTTACCAAACATATTTTTTATGTCATTCTTTTTATTAACGGTAAGTGGTGCGGTAAAGACCATATCCAATCCGTTTATTAAGTCTTTCATATAAGTCCCGTCAGCCGGTGTTCCTGTTGCTGAACCTCTATTTCCAACATACCTAGTATATTCTTCGGTGTATGTGTTGGGACTTGTTACCGCACTTGAACCTATCTTTGGAAAGTCGTTCCTAAAATATAAGTTAATTAAGGTTTTCTCAGGTGCTTGTTCAATAGGACTTAAATCGGGTGTTTCATATTCACTATCATCCACCTCTACTTTATATTTGGTGATTGATTCTTTATCAGGATTATCCGCTTCTAAATATTTTTGAATACTACCTATATCTTCCTTAGTTAAAGTTGTGTAAGTTCTTATTAACTCATAAAAATCTAATTCCTTACATCCCGCAAAAAACGCGTTTATATAATTGTCGGATTCTTCATCTGACATTCCTTTGAAAACTTTAGTAACTAAAAGGTTCAATATACTTGGGTGATCGACAACTACTTTAAATGATATTTGTCCCGACCTTTCAGTAGATTGATATGTATATATCGGTTCAGGTCTACCTAAAAAGACATTACTTTCCCATCTTGCACTATTTTGTTCTGATACTTTAATATCGTATGGTGGGAACCACATCACTCTACCTCCATTAGGTCCTCTTTCACAAAACGGTAAGTCCGTGTATGTAAAACCTGGTAGTGTAGATGTTTTCCACGCTAAGTTCTCAAGTGAGAACATATATTTTTTTGCCATGTAACCATCACCAAATGTAGATTCAACAATATTAGTTGATCCCTCAAAAGAACCTTCTCCATTAGACATTGGTGCCATGTTTAAATTCCATGGTTTTGACATCACACTAGAGTCAAATTTTCTTATGTTACCTGTACGTTTCATTGTGTCGGACATATTCATGTATGGATCGTCTTTTGTCCATACTCTACAGTATTCAACACCTGACTCTTCCCCGAACTTATCTACATACTTTACCGCCGATCCTCTCGACATCATTACATTACCTTCTCTAAATATTCTACTTGTTTGGTCAATTGCATTTGCCACGTGTGATCTTGCGGCTCCACCGTCCGATGGCATAGTTTCAAGTAACTCTTGAGTTTTACCTAAGATAGAATCACTTCTAAATCCGTATTTGGTTGATAAACTTTCCTCTAATTGAGATCTTTCAACTTGGTATTCAAGATTACTCTCACCTAATTTATTTTGTGATTTACTACTATACCACGTCAGTTTACCACCGATTTGACCTCCCTCAACTACAGAACGTTGTCTTTCAAATAGTGCTGTCTGTACAGGGTCAAACATTAAACTTAAGTAATAACTACTTCTAACAATGTTGTCATTAAAATCACCCATCGCATATTTAACATCTTCTCCTCTGTCATCACCTATGTATGCGACACCTCTCGGTGCACCCATACCTAAAACGTCGTTAATTGCGTCACCCACCTTATCAATAAAAGTGAATAGTTTGGATGATTGTTGTGATCTTGCTGTTTTTGTGTAATTTGGTGCGTATGTAGAATAACTTAGGTTATCAAATAAAACATCCTTCTGTCCTGACCCTAAATATTCAATCATTAAATCAGATGGTTTTCTTGACAATTTAGGTCTTCTTTGAATTCCAATTAAGGAACCTAATACCCCCGTTACGTCTTGTATTATTGCACCTAACCCCGTTTGTGCTTCAGGTCTATTGACTGTTGGTCTTCTTGGGTTTGTTAAATAATCACCAGGTATTTCACTCCATGGAAATTCCACACCCGCAACTGTTTGTAAGAAATCTATCGCCTTACCCGCTATGGTTTTGGCAACCGTTACTTTAAAATTCTTCTCTATTAAACCTTCTTTACCTGTAACAATATTAACCGCTGTGGCTAAGTTACCTTCTAACGCATCTATCAGTCTTACCCGACCATAAGTGGCGGCAACTAAATTTTGTGTTATTCTCGCTAAAACAGGTCCTTGTTTATTTTCTCTGATGTGTCTCGCGGCAAACTTCATCAACCTCGACTCATTATCGTAGTTGTCGGTTGTCATAATACTAATTAAATTACTATAACTTCCTTGTACAAAATATTCGGGATATAACCCCAAATCGTCAATCCTTGTTAAATTTCTTAAAGTATCGACAGTACTAAAATTTTCTGTTGTAAATGTATTTGAATTTTGAGGTACTGATAAGTAAGTGTTTAGATTATCGTCTACGTCTCCCTGACTCATGTTTGAATGGTCACTAAGAGACTCTACAGCGTATGCGGAACTAGTAAATGTCTGAGGACCGTTAGGTTGTTGTAACGTCCTGTTTAGTATACTGTCCCTAAATTGACTTGTAGAATCGAAATCTAAGTTACTCGGCATAATTTCTTTTTAATATAAATAGATTTAAGATGAAAAACCCTCAAATTAATTAGGGTTTAAATAACCTTTACCTTGAACCCATCTCTCAGGATTTAACGACCATTCCTTTTGATAGAATCCGGCAATTGCGTCTTTAGCACTAACTTCTACTTTAAGAGTGTCTGTCTTACCTTTTTCAGTACTTGATTCTGAAGAGGTATTTTTATTATTTTTAAATTCGGATGGATCTATACCCATTTTTTCTTGTGCCGCCTTTATAATTGCCGCTTTTTGTTCACCAAACATTTCTACTAACCCATCAAATTCTGTCGCTAACATTTTACTTATATCGACTCCCTTACCTTTTGCAGTCATTTGTGTTAATGCTTGTACCGCTTGGTCTCCCACACCCGCAACTTCTAATCTTGCTAACATCGCAAGGTAATTAACATCCCTACTTATGTTTTCAACTAAAGTTACTTGTTCTCTTATGAGATCTTTTTCTGATTTATCTTTAAATTCGTCTTGAAATGCAAGTATTTTTTCCGCAACATCTTTATTCATGTCACTTAGTTTCATAGTTTTCGCCCCAAATTCTTCCTCTAACCCTGCCGCTTGTAAATCAATTGACATTTCTCCGTCTTTCATTCTCGCGAGGTTGGTTAAGAATTCCTTGTTTTCAGGTTTAATATTTAAACCCTCTAACGCTAACGCCGCCTGTTGACGTTCTTGTAGTGCAATTGCTGATTGGGTAAGTTCAGACATGTCTATACCTAGTTTACCCGCAATTTCTCTTGCCTGTCTAAGGTTGGCACCTGTAACTTCAAACCCACCTGTTTCCATATTGTAGGTTGCTAAGTTACCCGCAACACCTTCTAACGCCCCTTGTAATCCTTCAACCTCATTGGTTGCCATATACATAAGTCTTAATGGATCGTTAAAGTCTCCAAACGCAGCACCTAAAACACCTAATTCCGCAGATAGTTCTAACGCCCCTTCAGGTGAAAATACTTTATCCGCCACTTTAAATGTTTCACTTAAACTCATTCTAATTTCGGTTGATCTTCTAACCATTTTCTCGAGACCTTCAACCCCTTGTTGGAAACCATATTCATTCAGTTTTCCAACATTCTCTACCATTCCTTGAATGGTTTGTCTTGATTGTATTCCAACCTCTAAAGATCGTTTACCCGCATCTGCAATAGACTCTTGTGCTTGTGCTGCACCTATACCTACTTTTTCAAAGTCGTCATATGCACCGACAACTTCGGACATCTTCATACCATACGCACCCGCGATTTCACCCGCACGTACTAACATATCAGTACCAACCAATGCAAACCTACCCGTATCTTCTATTAATTTACCTACAGAATCGGACATCTCCTTAAAAGGAATACCCATTCTTTTTAAATCGGGTTGGGCTCTAGTTACGGATTCTCTAAACTTTTGAGATAATTCTCCCGCTAAACCCAATTCTTTATTAACAAACGTAAGTAAGTAAGATTGTTCTTTTACATAATCACCTATTCCACTCATCGCAGTTTTAATAAGTGAACTAAAAACCGCACCTACAGTACTACCACCATCGGTTGGTGGTTTATAGTTTTTAACTAATTCCGCAAGAACATTAGTATCCTCAGGTGCATATTGTTGTAATGTTGCGCCGGCAATAATATCACTAACAGTGGATCTCATATCAGCACCAGCGACTGAGTTACTACCTGAATTGTTATTATTCCTTTTGTATTTTGGATTGTTTGCCAATTTATTTAAGGCGTCTTGTGAAATGGGTTTTCCATCACTATCATGCAACATATTGTTGTTTGCTAGATCCTTAATAATTTTGTTGATATCGTCCATATAGATAAATACTAGTCGGTAGACTTTTCTAACTCAATAATTCGTTCGACGTAGTATCTTCTCATAAACACGGGCATCTCTAAAACATCCCTATGTGAGAACCCTTTTCTAAGTAAAAAAATTGTTTCAGTAAACTGCGCGCTTTTATAGTCCGTAGAAAGGACGAAAAAACTCCACCCCAAAGTCTACTCTAAAAGTGACTTTTTCTCCTGATGGGGCGACTGCGTGGTGTACTAAGTTTACACCTGGTTTTACTTTATTGATATATTTTCTGAAATTTTGAGAGTCTAATATCGGTAAGGTTTCAATGAAATTTCTTATATTCATTTGATCTTTATTACCTTTAACACTCTTAATTAGTTTTCCTAATCTTTTTGTAACAATAGGAGGTGCACCAAGACCGTTCCAACTTTTAGTTATATCTTCTAATTCTTGTTCGTCTTTTGGTGTAAGAAATTTAAATGTGATATCTACTTTAGATTTTTCCATAAAATATGGATACTCACCGTTTTCGTCACCTTTTAAATCGAATTCTTTATATGTAAGTTCACTTAAATCAACTGTATGTTCAAATGTCTCTTCTGTTTTAGGGTCTTTTAACTCTAGTTTTAATTCGGAACCAAATGCAGTATTACGTAAGAAAATTAGGATTGCCTCTTTATCTTCTCTTGTTAAATCTTCAACAGGTACATCTTTAGTTAAAACTTTTCTTTTTAAAAGTTCTGTGACAATGTCTCCATTTGCCGCTAAGTTTGGTGAGGATAATACGTTCTCATCTGCCGCAGTTAGGTATGCTACCTTTAATGATTTCGTACCATTTGGATAGTATATACCTCTACTTGGTAATTCAACAACATCGTATTGAATTGTTGGGTCTATTCTATATTCGTTTTCCATACTGTTTAAATGTAACTATTAAATAGTGTAAAGTAAAGTTTAAATGAAATAAAAAAGGGGACCCTTATAAAAGATCCCCTTGAAATATATCGACAGATTATTTTTTTAGTATACTTGGATACATCTATCCATTCTTAATGTACAATCAATTGTTGCTAATGCATCATTGTTGTAATCTAACTCGTTGAAGTTCAAGTCAGTCATGAACGAACCTTGTAAAATCCATTTTTCAACCACAACACCTGTTGGGTCTAACATTTCTAATTCAATATCTTTTTTATACCCTGCAGCATAACCCATTCTTCCTGTTACTGATTCTGCGTGTAATCTAAACCATTCCATTAACGCT